GCGCAGGAGCCTTGATGCAAAAGGGCTTTTGCAAAGGTAGCAATTTTAAGCAGATGGAGAAAAGAAAGCACCACGAAAGTACTATAGAGCGCGTAAGGCTGATTAGAGCTATTACGGCACAGTACTATGAAAGCGGCAATCAGGCGCGGTGTTATAAAGCCGTATGGCGGCAGCATATTTTCCCGAAATTCAAAATCTGCTACCGCACCTACTTGAACTATTTAGGTATGCCAGCCACAATACCGTCTTTCCAATCGTCACAACTGTCTCTTTTTGACGTAAAGAATGAAAGCCCCGCATGATGATTGCGGGGCTTTCTCTTACCCATTCCGCAGCGTGGGGATGATTCCGGTTATTTGCGAGGATTTCGGCACAGCCGTGGTGTCCTGCGCGCTGGTAACGTACCGCTCGACGCTCTCCATCAGTTCGGCGTGGTCATGGTTGGTGGCCGAGGTGGTCAGTTGGAAGCCTGCGAAGTTTTCGCCTCGCAGCCCCTGCATGGCGGCGTTTATCTGGTCTATCAAATCAAGGAACGTCAGCGCGTCGGGCATCTTCGGGTCGGCGTGTCCGTGTGTTGCGACGGCGCGCGTTACGATGTGCAGACGCACGGCCACGTCGCCGCGGCGTGCGCCGTTGTTCTGTTGCCGCCATTCGATTTGCTCGAACTCTACGAATACGGCAGGCATTGGCCATACCGCACCGCCGCTCAATGTGACGACGTTGTTGTTCCACAGGTCGATGAACTGAATATCCGGTACGCGCTCTGCGAGCCTCGTACAAATGGCTTGGAAAATCTGCTTTCTCATTTTTTGATGAATTTAGCAAGTTGCATATCGAAGTCTGAGATATTGTCTGCAATCACCCCTTTGATAATCTCCTGCGTCCGTTTGCCGTCGCCTACGAACTGGCGTTGCGGCATGGTGAATTTGCGCGTGTGCGCCTTAACCGTGTACGTCTTTCCCTTTTTGCTGGTTCGGTAATGTTGGCGCACCTGCTTCGTTCCTTTTCCGCCCTCGTTGTGGATAGCCGCGTAAGGTACGGCAGATGAAAAACGCACGCCGTTTACTTTTACCTCGGCCTTTACGCTGCGCCGCATCGTCCCTGTTACCATCAGCAGCGAACCTTTGGCGTTCGGATTTGCGCGACGTTTCCATTTTTTCGTGAAAAAGGCTTTGCGGTCAAAATTCTTATCGAACTCGTCGGCAAGCTCTGTGCGCATATCGTTAAGTATGTCCGCTTTTAATTTGTTGGCATTGAACATTTAGTTGGCATTTATTGTTGCTAATTGAAAAATTAGTCGTACTTTTACGATATGGCAAGACTTATAGATAAAATAGAAGAGTTGTCCTACATGTGTGAGCAATGCAAGCACTTCAAAAAGGGCTTGACATGTTCCGCGTTTGACATTATCCCGATTGAGATAGTGCAGGCCGGAGCGGAAAGCCATGACCATGTATTGAAGGGGCAACGGGGTAGCTATATCTTTGAACCGGCAAAGCCACGTGACACCATGCGTGTTTATGTGGATGGTGACGAAGAACCGGAAGTTTGATATTTATCTGCATAAAGTTTCTTTATTAAAGAACCAACCGCAACCGCAATAGGTCGCGGTTTTTCGTTGTTAAGATATTCAGACCATGCCTCCGCGATAAATTCGTCGGCATTTTTGTAGCTATATGCGGATAGGTTTTCCACAATATAGTCTTTACCTTGTGCCCTTTCCTCGTTGTACATTTTCAAGAAGTCTGTATTTGTGCGTAGTCCGAGAAGCCGATCAATTTCGTGACCGAGTTCATGGTCAAACACCGCTTTTAATGTGTCTGTTCCGGGTGGGTGCCATTTGCTTTTGACATCGGAGGCAAGCGACTTGTCTATTTTTTCTCCTGCCCACGTGGTATTGAAGCAAATACCGCTAAGCCCATATTCTTTGGCCGCTCCATGAGAATAGGCGTAACAGTTCCGGCAAGTGGCGACTTTGCGTGCCCACGCGGCTGCCCATTTTTCCAATACTTCCTCACTCTTGTCCGGATAAACCTGCTTGTATTCTTTAAGTTTTGCCGCAGTAAGCAGTTTTATACGTCCACGGATAGTGCCGACAAACAGCGTCTCTTTTTTCAGTTCCGGGTAACACTGGAAGTGCCGCTCCACGCTTCTGAAAATGCTTTCCACTTGTGCCAAATTCTTTTTTGTGAATCCAGCGAGCGAACAATTAACGCCCAATTCGTTGCTAAAGAACTGTTCGGCTTCCCCGATTGTTTTCGGTGTCCATTCCGCTGGTATGTAACCGTCGATAGCTTGTTTGAGTTGTTCGGCCTTTACTCCTTTGTAATAGGGATGTTTGGGCGGGAACAGTTGCAGCGATTTACCCGCATTATATCGGAAAATCGCCCGTTTTGCTCCCTCGGTGCATTCATTTCCGCGCTGCATAGCCAGTTCGGGGTCGGACGGCGTGTATTTGTTTTTGCGCACCTGTACCGCCGTGCAGCGGCAGTTCCAGCCGTTCGGCGGCAGAAACAATTCCCAGAATGGATCGGAGGGCGGCAGTGTCGTGCCGTTGAGTGCGGCGTGTTCCTCGCGTACCTTATCGTCTCCGGCGGTGCGGTACTGCAAGTAATAACGGTCGCCGTCCTGCTCGAAGTCGTGCCATTTTGCCGCCATCTGCGCCGCTCCGACGGCATGGTTGTATTCCGCGTACAGGTAGTTGTGGTTGTACTGCTCGTTTATGCGCTTTACATCGGCCAGAAAGTCATTGAACGGCTTGATGTCGCCCTTATCCGTGAGCATCGACAGCCCCACTTCCCGCAAGGCGTGGAACGTCTTGAAGCCAGAAAAGACAAAGGCGTTGTTTTCGAGAGCGTAGCGGAGTGTTTCGGGTACTTCATGCGGCAGTCCGCTGGCGATGGCCGTATCGAGCACGCGCAGTGTCTCGATAATGAGAGCCTGCGCCTGCGGCTCTGTTAGATATGAAACATCAAATCCACCGTTCTGATACACCGCCTTTGCCGCCTCGTCAAACAGGGCGTCGTCGAAGTCAAACGGGCGGTCACTGTCAGCCAGCGTGAACAGTTCGCGGCCATAAAGCGAACACAGAGCCGTGTTGAATGCCTTGTAACTACTTCGCAGCCCCACTCGCCCGGTGGGGCTTACCCGAAAAAAGCGTCAGGCTGTGTTTTGGCTTGGCGCACGCCTGTTATGGGGATATTGTAGTTGTCGATGAAATACTGCGGGTCTATCTCGTAATATTCCAGCAGCAGGCGTTCCTCCTCGCGCCGTTCGGCGGGGCTGAACGATGCCGCGTCATCCCATTGGAACGAAAGCCCCTGTATGGGGAAGCCGTGCCGCGCCATGAGCGGCAGCAGTTTGTCATTTACTACATTCGCTACCATTCTGGCATCGGCCTTGATTACGTCCTCGAAAATTTCGAGGTGCGTTTCCGATTGCGAAAGGGACGAACCGCTGTCAATGGTCATTGTCTGCATCAGTACGCCTTTAGACAGTTCGCTGTTACACCTGTCCACACGCCTGTCATAGACGTTGTACGCGTCACCCCGGCTGCTTTCCTTAATTTCGATGTCCGTACCTTCGGGAAACAATGCCCAGAACGCTGCGCCCATCTTATCGAGCGACCCCTCTATGCGTCGTCGTTCGGCTTCGTCGGTTGTATTGGTACGTGCTATGCGCATTGGTGCGCCGAAAATCTCTCCGAACATGTCCCAGAAGGCCAGCATGTTTTTCTTGCTGATGCAGGAGGGGGCGCATTTGAGCAGCAGCCCCAAATCTTTGGGTGTTCCCACTTCGATGCACCACAGGGCGAAATCGCCCTCGCGGTACGGTATGCCCGTGCGCCAGTCTGCGGCAGGTTCCGGCGTGATGACGCCGTATTCGGGACATACGTGCTTGCGGGGTACGAGTTCCACGCCCTCGAAACGCATTCCGTTTTCATCCGAAACAACGTCGCCCAACTGAATAAGACTATGTCCCCAGAATCGGCTGTCCAGTACAAGGTCGCAAAAGTCGCCGAACCACTCCCTTTGCAGTAGTTTGGTGGCTTCCGGGTTCTCTTTACCGTCTCTGCCCACCAGCCGGAAATCCTTTTGGAGCGTCTTGCCTTTTCGCTGGCCGACACACCCCGTCAGGTGCAAGTCCACAAGGCAGTCGGTATAGATGTCGTACAGGCGTGCACGGTTGGGGTTATCGATGCTTATGGCAGCCTGCCATGCCTGCCGCCATGTCGCAATGTCTTTCTTTGTCAGGCTGTCGGTCTGCTGCATGAGCTGTGCGGTAAGTTTAAGTCCCTGCCTGCTTTTGGCAAAGCGCACGAGCCTGTCCACTTCCGCATCGGTGTAGCTGCGGCGGGCGAAAGCCTGCTTCAGATTATTGATAAAGTCCATTTGAATGCTGATTAAATACCGTTCTCATGTCGTTTAATAGTCGTATCGATTGGGCGGCATCGAGCCGTAACGGACGGGGTTGTGTGCATCCGTTTCTCCGTCCGTGCCCGTATAGGTCGGCAGGTCGGGCGATGCTTTGGAATTTTGTACGTCGCGCAGCCATTTCACCGAATCGTTGTAGAGGCATTCGCGACGTTCGTGTCCCATGTTCTGGGGCAGGCGGTGGATCATCAGCCACAACGTGATGTTCACCATGCACTGCACGAGCATGGCATTGCGAGCCTCTCCCTCCGCAGCGAAAGCCTGCCGCATGTCGTACCGGTGTCGGGTATAGCTGCATATCTGCTCCATCGCAGCGCGTTCCGCCGTAAGGCGGTCGGCCTCAGCGGCGCATACCTGCTCGAACTCGAAGCTGTCGCATACGCTTTTGTAGTCGTCGATTGTCAGGAACATGGCATCTGTTTTTTTGAGTTGTCGGGAGGAATGGCGATGTACAGCGCACATTTTTCGGCTTTTTCGGCTGTGAACCCTTTTGCGAAACGGTGCTGCCGTATCAGTTTCTTAATACCCTGCATGGAAACCACAACGGGCTTTCCGCCGAACATCAGCACGAGGAATTTTTTACCGTACAGCGTAGCGTCATGCTGCGCTTTTTTCTTGGCGCGTTTCAGCCGCCAGTCGAACACGAGGGCTTTGAAATACTTTCTTACCATGATACGTTTTTTGCATTGTTCCGCCTGCCGAACGACGGAATGAAACTGCTTATTCGGGTGTCGCGTTGCAGGAACCATATCGCGCCCTCATCGGCATCGGGCGCGTCATCATGGCCGCGCATTCCCTTTTCAAATGCAAGTGTCTGTTCTATTCCCGCCTGCATGTCGGGGTCGTCCTTTTCCGCTTCGTTATAGGTTACGAAACCGCGTTCCCACAGCGGGCTGATAGCCTCGATGCGCTGGAACTTGTCGGGCTTTTTGCGTTTGTCGGCACTGATGGGCAGCTGGTAGCCGCGCAGGTCGCCCTCGCGTCGGAACTCGTCGAGGATGGTGTCCTGCATGAAATTGGCCTCCATGTACCACTTTATGGCTATGCCCTGCCGGATACTCCATTCGTACAGGTCATAGAGCCAGCGCACCATTTCGGCGACGCTGCACTGCCTTACGAACGCTTTGATGTGCCACAGCTGCGACCCGATTTTTCCCCACAGCTTGGCGGCCTTGTAGTCGTTCTTCGTCGTACCTTTGAAAGAGGGGTCGATATACAGCACCAGTTCGTCGAACTTTTTAAGGTCGGGCAGCTTTCCCCACTTAATCCAGTCCTGACGGAAGACCGCGCCCTCGGTAATGGGGTTGTTCATGTACTCTTTCTGAAACGAGCGATACCCTTGAAATTTCTCGATGGTTTTGACTTCGTCGGGCGTCCATTTGGCCGCCCATGATACGTTGCCGTTCTTGTCCCAGATGTTCACCTGCGATACGTGCACTGCGTCGATGGCGCAGAAGTTGGCCAGTACGCTGTTCTTTGAGATGAGGTTCCCGACCATGATAAAGCGTCCCCTACCGCCGTCCAATGCGCCGAACAGAGCCTCTTTCACCCAATTCGTAAGACGGGTTACGCGGGCGGGGCTTTCGCACAATTCATCGTCGTCGAGGTCGTCGATGACGATGTAATCAGGTCGGTGCGAGCGGTAGCGCAGACCGCGGGGCGACTGCCCGCGGCCACGGGCAAAGAACGCCACGCCGTCCTTTGTCACGAACTCGCCCTCCTCCCACGAACCGTTGTTGTACTGTTGCCCGAAGTCGTGAATGTATCGCTGGTTGTATTGCAGTTCGGCCTGTATGTCGGCCAGCAGCGTGTTGGCGTTGTCCTCACTTTTGCCCACGAGCACCATGACGTTCAGCTGTCGTATTTCCTGACATTTGAGCCACAGCGGTATGAAAATATCCAAATGGGTAGACTTTGCTGCGCCGCGATGCCATTTAAACGCCGCTTTCAGGTTGCGTTCTTTCAGCACCTTGTTCGCCGCCCTGATATGGAACGGTGCGCATGGCGTCTGTTTTCCCGTTTGCGGGTTCATGGTGTAGTGCGGGAAATAATAATCCACGAAAGCGGCATAATCGGTGCGCACGCGCCTGATGCGCTCCTGCTGCTCGCGTGCCGTTTCCGCAGTGTTCACAACCGTGGCCTGCTGCACTGTCTCGCAGTGTTTCTGCCACCTTTCTACTGCTTCCTTTAATTCCGCTTTCGATGCCATAAGCTACTGGTTGAATTTGTTTTGTAACAGTTCGTTGATATACAGGTCGTGATACTTGTTGATGGTTTTGAGCAGTTCGGGCGTAATTCCGTCATCGAACGACATACGGAACTGCATCCACTTGCTGAATGCCATGAACACCTCTATCACGTCCACGATAGAGGCTTTTTTGTCGAGTCTTTCGATGGTCGTCGATAACTTTGCCAGCTTGTCGCCCAGTCCCGCCATCGCTTCGGGGTCGTCGCTTGCATTCACCTGTTCGATGAGTTTGTCGATGGTGTGCAGCAGTTTGTTCACCAGTTCAGGGCGCGTAATGTTGGCCGCCGCCCGCTGTTCCTGCCAGCCGTTTTCCGCCACCCATTTATTGATTGTTACGGCAGAGACGCCGACCTTTTCCGCAATTATTTTTTGCGTTTCGCCTTGCATGAAAAGCAGGCGTGCATACTCTCTCTTTTCTTCGAGTTCTTTCTTTGTTGCCATTCAATTTATGTTACACATTACCCGCTCCGGGGGTGTTTCCATGGTACAAAAGTGCTGTAACAATAGAGTTATAAGAAAAAGATATGCAAAGTTTTACACTCTTTTTGCGAGCGTGTTCGGATAGACGCAATTTTGCCATATCAAACATCGCGGGGTAGAGCAGACGGCCAGCTCGTGAGGTTCATTCCCTCAAGGTCGCGGGTTCGAGTCCCGCCCCCGCTACAAAGGTTTTAGGTAAGACGATTGTTTCAGCTGCGGGCAGGTATAGGGTACGCCGACCCCTGCCCGCCATTTTTAAGGCCAATGGCAAAAGAAGTGATTATAAGTACGAGCGGTCTGAACTGTTACGGAGGCCGTGTGCTGACATCGGGTATCGACATGACGCAATTTCTGAAAAACCCGATACTGCTGTGGATGCACCGCCGCAGTTTCGACCGTGATGCAATGCCCATCGGTCGCATCGATAACCTGCGTATCGACGGTGACCGCCTTATCGGTACCCCCGTATTCGACCAGAACGATGAATTTGCCAAGAAGATAGAAAGCAAATGGGAGAACGGTTTTCTGCGTATGGCATCGGCAGGCATCGAAATTATCGAAACCAGCGATGCACCTGAGTATTTGCTGCAAGGCCAGACACGACGCACCATCACGCGCTGTCGTCTGGAGGAAGTCAGCATCGTGGATATCGGGGGAAATGACGATGCCCTGCAACTGTATGATGCCAGCGGCAAGATGCTGAAACTTGCTGCTGGGGAGGCGAACGATGTCCTGCCCTTGTTGGAGCTTGGCAAAGAAAAACCATTGTCGGGAACTGCCCCCGACGGTGACGCAGATAATCAAACCCCAAAATCAATTCAAAGGATGAACAAAGAATTTTTACAGTTGCTCGGCCTGCCCGATACGGCTACCGAGCAGGAGGCAATAGGTGCACTCCGCCTGCTGAAAGACAATGCCGACAAAGCGGAAAGCCTGACACTGGCCAGCATCACCGCGGCTGTGGACGGCGCGATTGCCGAGAAACGCATCACGGGTGACAAAAAGGAGCATTTCGTGAATATCGGCAAGATGGCAGGTATCGATGCGTTGCGCGAAACCCTTTC